GACGGGACGCTGGGCAGGGACAAGTTTGAGAATTCGTTGTCCATCCAGCATGTAGGCTCGGGCATTACCTCCGACGATTGGACATGGTGGACAAATGGCATTCCTACGAGTTATCAGTTTGTGGCAGAGAATTCATCGGGACAATGGAATAACTCGGCACTCAATGTCATGGGAGGAGACGCAAGTAGGGCTGCTATCAACATCTTCAACAACAACACCGCCACATACTCCTTGTCCGGTTCGCCCGCTTACGCTGATGCAATGTCCTTGAATTTCTGGGGGGTCGGAATCTCCGGTGCTACCGCTCCCGCCAGATACATTTCGGGAATCAGAGCCAACATCACCAACTTGGGTCCGAACTATGCATCGGCCAACGAACGGAACAGAAGGTATATGGACTTTGTTCTTGGAGGCATCACCGATGGTAGGGCTGCACTAGCCATTTACAGAGACGAGAATCCGGCAGATGCGAACGGCAACACCCAAGCAGGATGGGTCAGAAGCATAAGATTTGTTTTCCCGACGGGTGTCACATCCGCCCCCGTCCACACCGGACAGATGAAGCATCTCATGCTTCGCGGAGAAACGGAACTGGTGGAGTACACAGGAACCTCCTTGAGTGGGTCGGATATTCATACGACCGGCAGCGTGACTCTCCGGGGTTCTGCATCAATGGATTCTTCGCAGGCGGGGAGTGATACCTCAATACTGACTGTGGATATCAACAGCGGTTCTGTCGCTCGTCGGAAGATGTATCAAGTGGCAAGCACCAACCCACCCACATCAACGGATGGGTATCCAGAAGGTTTTGTCTGGTACAATGATACCGATACTACTCCTGCTCCGGATGGTTCAAAAATTCCACTCGGTGGTATCATCATGTGGAGTGGAGCAATTGCAAACATTCCTTTTGGATACAGATTGTGTGATGGATCAGGAGGAACTCCAGATCTTCGTGATCGGTTCATCGTTGGTGCCGGTGGGCTGTATGGTGTTGGTGCTAGTGGTGGTGCTGCAAGCGTACAATTAAGTGTTACTCAAATTCCCGATCACCGACACGGTATTGCCAGATATACCGGAGCAGGCAATAACGATTTGTTATCGTTTGGCGAATGGAGTGCAGGTGTGGGGAATGGGGAAGGTAGATTCAGCACAAGATATACAAATGGGGTAAGAACTACAACTCTTCCTGGCGATGGCTCTGGTGGTCATGATGGTGGAAGTGTCAATCCAAACGATGTTGGAGCAAATCCACAAGCAATAAGAACATACGGCGTATCCGATCTCGATTCTACCCAATCTCCCACATCACACGAAAACCGACCGCCGTTCTACGCACTTGCTTACATCATGAGAATAGCATAATAGGAGAATTAAATGGGTGAACTATATGTAAAACAAGGAGATGAATGGGTTCCGGTGGTAAAATCAGGTAGTTTACCGGGACCACAAGGACCGCCGGGACCGCAGGGACCGCAGGGACCGCAGGGAGTTACACCTACAGCCACACCTGCATTGTTTTCTCAAAGTATGGTAGGTTTTTCTTATCAACCAGGACGAACGATAACAGTTAGTGTTCCGTGTCCAGGCAGTTGCAGTACAACTTATAATTACGCCGCCTCGTCGTCTCCGACTTGGAATGAAGTTCTTCCTGTAGGAAAGTGGAAGTTTATTATTTACAAAACTGCCTTTATCAGCCTTTTTAGTAGCACCGCAGGTGCCTCACAAAATGGACCCTCATATCAGATACCAGTGATGTACAACACAGCAGAGTTGATAGTTACTAATCCTGCATCCACAATCGGTCAAATCGTGCTTTCAAATCACCCCTTTATAACAAATCCACTTCAGGGCACCAGTAGTCCCGGTGGTGGTTCTGTTGTTCCCTCACAAGATTTATCAAGACATGGTTTTTGCATAAGAGTAGAATGATAGATATTGTTCCTATTTCAATACAAGGTAAGGAAAAATGGCAGTCAGCATCAATCACGACATGGACCAAGGTTCCAACTTCTCGTTCCTCATCCTCGCAAAGGACACGACGGGAAATGCCATCAACCTGTCGTCCGGCTACACTGCAAGTTGCCAGATGCGGAAGTTCTACACTTCTACCAGTGCCGTGAACCTGAACGCCTCCATCACCGGAGGGACGGGATACATCCTCGTCTCCCTTTCGGCGACGGGTACTGCGGCGGTCAAAGCCGGAACATGGTTCTATGATGTTGAGTTGCAGTCGGACAACGGCAGCACTGTTCAGCGTCTTGTTCAGGGCATGATTTATGTCCATCCGGAGATAACGAAGTCCTGATGCCAAACGACCCCATCAATGTTACTGTCTTCACGGGGTCCAAGGCGATTCCCAATGTAAGCGTCACTTCCGTTCAAACGGAAAGAGGAGCACAGGGTCCAACTGGTCCTGCCGGTCCTGCCGGTGATAGGGGACCGACGGGCAATACTGGTCCAACTGGTTCTGCCGGTCCAATCGGAAGCACAGGTGCCAATGGAGCGACCGGAGACCCCACGGGGAATCTGACTTTTATCACACAAACCACCGGACATACACTCGTATTGACTGATGCAGGCAAAGTCATTCAGATGAATGTCGGTTTCAGCCATGACCTGAAGATACCCACATACTCCTCTGTGCAATTCCCCACAGGCACACAGATAACTGTTCTGCAAACAGGCACAGGAAATACGAATCTTACCGCGGACGCGGGTGTGACATTGAATTCCAGAAATTCATTCCTGAAATTGAGCGGTCAATGGGCTGCTGCAACTCTTCTCAACAGACAACAAAACGATTGGGTTGTCGTTGGAGACATGACGAGATGAATCCTCTCCGTATCGGTGTCATGGAATCTCGTAGGGGTTCCGTGATACTCGATGGCCTTGTTTTGCAATTGGATGCTTCTGTGGATAGGAGTTATCCTGGATCGGGGACACAATGGAACAATCTTGTATCCGAGAACTATGGCGGGACACTCAGCAATGGACCGACATACACCGTTCAAAACGGCGGAGCCATAGTTTTCGACGGAACGAACGACAGCGTCGTATTGATAGACAACAGTCAAGCAGTATTTGCCGCCAGCACCACATCTTACATCACGATACAGACATGGGTGTACTTCAATTCTTTTAGCAACACATCGGGTGGGGTGTCTGGAATCTTCTCCAAACAGAGCCTTGGTTTTGCTTCTGATGGATATACGGTAAGAACATCAACAGGCGGTTCTTTGAGAATGAACACAAACGGCGGATCTCTCAACAGGTCATACACGACCGCAAGTTCTGTTTTTGTTGTCGGCGGGTGGTATCTTGTAACCTTGGTGTTGAAAATAAGTTCGGAGAGCGATTCTGTCGCTGCTTATGTAAATAACACCAAAGTCATTAGTTCCTCACACGGAACCGACACATATAACGAAGACAATGATTTGATACTCGGAAGAGGTCTTCAGACCGGGTTTTCTACAGAAGACTACTTGAACGGCAGGATAGGTTCTTTCTATTTTTACAATAGAAGATTGACAGATTTGGAAATTGAAGAAAACTACAATCAGACCAGAGCAAGATTTGGTGTCTAGTTTTCGCTTTCTTCACATGATTTGGATGGTGTCGTATAAATAGACTCGTACCCTCTTCATCATGGAGAACATAATGAGCGATACCGCTACCCTTGAAGCAACTCTTGAAGCCCCGCAGGGCATTGATTCGGTTCCAGCCCCATTGAATCCGGCTACCCCGAAGAAGAACAAGACAATCAACCTTTGCATGATCGTCAAGAACGAGGCTCATGTCATTGAGCGTTGTCTTGCATCGGTTCTTCCCCTGATTGATTACTGGGTCATTGTGGACACCGGTTCCACGGACGGCACTCAGCAGAAGATCAAGGATTTCTTTGACCGCAACGGGATTCCCGGTGAGTTGCACCAGAGCGAATGGCGGGACTTCGGTTTCAACCGCAGCGAGGCTCTTGAGTACGCACAGAAGACCGATCACGACTACTCTCTCATGATTGATGCGGACGAGATTCTCGTCTTTGAGCCTGGATTTGACCCGATGAAGTTCAAGGAGAGTCTTACCGCCGACCTCTACAACATCTTTGCACAGTTCGGGCAGACCCGCTATCACCGTCCGCAGATGACGAGCAACAAGAAGCCGTTCTACTATCGCGGTATCCTGCATGAATATGTGGATTGCAAGGATGCCATCGGGTCGCGCGATTTCGCCCGTGGATTCATGAACACCCCAATTCAGGACGGTGCCCGTTCCAGCAATCCCAAGAAGTATGAGCATGATGCCGAGCGTTTTGAGGCTGCTCTCGCTTCGGGTACGGTTGAGGAAAAGGACTTCAATCGTTATCACTTCTACCTTGCACAGTCCTACCGGGACTCCCAGCAGTGGGAGAAGGCTCTTGTGGCATATGTGAAGCGAGCGGAGTTGGGTGGATGGAACGAAGAAGTGTTCTATTCGTGGTATCAGGCGGGTCGTATCATGGAAATCCTGAACAAACCCTTTGACGAAATCATCAAGACTTACTTTCAGGCTTTCCAGATTGCCCCGTGGCGTGCGGAAAGCCTCTGGGCGGCTGCTCGCCTGTGCCGTATTTACTGCCGATGGGATCAAGCCTATCGCTTCGCCAAGCAGGCTCTCAAGATTCGTTACCCCGAAGGTGCCCTCTTCGTCGGTCAGGGAATCTACGAGTGGGCTATCCTTGACGAGTTTTCCATCGCCGCTTACTGGACCGAACACTATCATGAGGCTCGCCACTCGGCAAATCAAATCCTACAGGATAACAAGTACCCACAAGACCAGAAGCCAAGAATTGAAGCCAACCTCAAGTTTGCCACCGATGCCATCTTGGCTGGTGGTACTTGATAGCCGCTAAATAGTGGCAGTCTGCATCATTTAGACGGGGACACCACTGATGGCTTATAGCGCAATTCCACTATCCCTTGGCGGAGGAGTATCCGGAGGGTCTGACGGTCGGAGAATTCTGAACACCTGGACACAGGCAGGTCACTCTTTCCAGCCCGGAGAAGTGGTCTACTATGTGGGTGGAGTGACTGGATGGGCTAAAGCCAGAGCGGATACTCTCCAGACCAGTGCTGTCGTCGGTATCATTGAGGATACCACTCTCAACACGATAGAAGTAATCTATCAGGGCGAGATTGATTTCCCTGCGGTGGCTATAGATGATGGAAGCACCAGCCTGACGGCGGGTACGGTCTATTACCTTTCGTCCACGGCTGACGGAAAACTCTCCCCGAACAAACCGTCAAACGGAACATCTCATGTGGTTCCCTTGATGGTCGCAAGAGACTCGGATTCCGCAATCGTAATCAATTCTCTGCCGAACAGTCCAGGTGGTGCTTCCCTGTTCACTCCCGTCGGCTCAGTCATACCATGGGCAGGAAGTTGCAATCTTGTTCCTTCCACCTGGAAATTGTGTGACGGTTCTTCTTTCTTGAAGTCGGATGATGAATACGAAGACCTGTATGCCGCCATAGGAGACACATACAAGATTCTCGGTTTGGTGGCGGACATCACCGGTCCGGTGGGTAATCCGTATCGGGACATCGTGCTTTCGTTCAAGGACGAGGGTCATGATGAATGCACACCACAGTTCATGCATGGATTGAACACTGCATTTTCTTCCGACACAAACAAGAACTATGTCATCGGTTTCGGCGGAACGAATGATGTTGCCATTGCATATCTCTCGGGAGTGAATGCAGGTCTGACTCAGGCTACATTCACATTTGAGAAGGGATATACGGGAACATCAATCGTCAACTTCTTGAATGCGTCCGAAGACTCCATTGCATATGTCCGTTCGCTCGCCAGCAATGAAAGCGGAGTGACAGGAACCGATAGATTCTTCATACCCGATTTGCGTGCACGAACGGTGTTCGGTGCAGGATATTCCGTCGGACTAGCCCAAAGATATCGCGGTGGCTTCGGAGGTGCAGAAACCCATATCCTCACCACCGACGAGATTCCCGACCATGACAACAAGGTTTTGCATTCAACAGAAACAAATTCATCTCCGCCTCTTGTATCGGTTATTGATGCCGGATTGAGAAATACATCAGACTATCAGACATACAATGCCGGTTTCACCTCGGATAATGACCCAATCGGAATCATGCCTCCGTTCGTGAGGACCAACTGGATAATCCGACACAAGAAGTTCAGCGGACCGGGAATTGAAATCGGTCCAGCCGGTCCAGCCGGTCCCACTGGAGCCACAGGCAATCCTGGTCCTACAGGGGAAACCGGTCCCATCGGCACGACTGGTGCTACCGGAAATACTGGTTGCAGCGTATGGATAGTAAGCAATACCCCAACAACCCAAAATGAAATTCCTTGTAGGTTGATTGTTCTTGGATATACAGGTGGCGATTATTGTAGCGGTGCAACTACAGAGGTGATAATTTGCAATGGAGAAAAAGGAGACCAAGGAAATCCGGGAACTAATGGAGAGAACTGCCCTTGCGACCCTCTGGTTGGAGGTGGGTCGGAAGATGAAGATTCGTTGATGCTACAAGCGAACTCGATATACAAAGATGGCATAATCGGGAATGCGAGTCTTTTGAGCGGAACTCCTTTCTCAACGGACCCATTGTATCCCACGAACTTCGCATATGCAATGTCAATTTTGCAGGCGAATGGAATCGTCAGGTCTGATGCGTCCGCTCCGTTTGCATACTCAGATCCGGGTAATGTCCCGAATGAGTATGAATATGACTACACATCAACCAGAACCAAACCGACCAATCCTTTTGTCAAGATTGACAGGAACTCTGTTTACAGCCTCTCCATTATCCGGGGAGATTCTGTTGCTTCTCTCGGCAGAAGACTACGCTACAACCTACTTCCCGGTGTTTATGAATTAGACCAGCCTTGGTACAACCACACCCAAAGGCAGATGCTCGTACAGGGAGTGCCGGAAGGAATCATCACGCAACAGGTTGAGGCTCTGACAATCAGTGCCACATATCTCATTTCCGGTGCGACCAGCAATACCGGGTTCTACATGACCTTTGATTTGGGAACCGGAAACTCAATCGCCGACATCGGCATGGGCATGGTTCTCGGAGAGAATTCAATCACCGCTAGTGCAATCGGAGTGACATCCACGACCGGAACTTTCTTCACGAACCTTGTCGGCGGATATGAAGTCACGAATGCGGATAGCAGATATCTCACCGTCTTCTACCCGAACGAGGGAACTGCATCTTGGTACACTCCATTCCTCAACAAGACATACAGAAACTATGTCAACAACCTTGACCTGTACACTATCACGGTAAGAAGTTCGTCTCCGCAGGGAGCGTTCTTCGGCGACAATGACACCAAGACGAAGATAAGCAACATCGCTTTCGTCAACACCGCTCCTGGACTGTCTCCGGGCGGCAATCCATACATTGACCAGTACATTCCGGATGGCGAGTACAGCAATGCAATCGCCGTGCAGACCAGAGGAGGCAAGGTTGAGATTGAGAACTGCGTGTTCATCGGCTATCCGACGGCGGTCCATGCCACCGAATCGGGAGTCGCTAAGGTAAAGACCAGTTCAGTGAGCGATTCGTACTACGGCATCTACGCCGACAAGAATTCTTCGGCTTCTGTTGAGGGTTCGGTACTGTCCAGAAACGCGATTCCATCCGTGGCTATTGAAACTGCCTCTGTACACATCAAGGATGACGGTCAGCAAAAATCTTACCTTACCAAGAACCTTGCTCCTGTGGTGGTGAAGGACAATTCCTCGGCGAACATAGAACAGATGGTTGTTCGCGGTCCGGCACTCTTTGTGGATAGGTCAACGGCAAAGGTCGGCAACTTCACCGACCTCTACAACAACAAGGTGGATTCTGATATTGCAACGGCAAATCAATCCACCGCCGCAGGGGAAAACGCATTCTCTATACTATCCATTGATAGTGTTGTTCATGTACCGAGTCTCGCAAAGGGAACAACGGGAGTGAATCCCGTGACCAACACAAGCGAGACAAAATTGAAAATCAAGGGAGATGTTCAGTCCATTGACGGGAAGTTCAAGGGAAGCATCGGAAGCACGGATGCAAGAAAAGTGACCGCCGCCGCATCTACCACGACAGACTTCAAGGATGGAACGATTCCGTCGGCGGCGGAATGATGAAAGGAATGACACATGGCAGCGTTCAAGCATGACGGCGAAAACATAGTGATTGGTGGGTTGACGATTCCCCTTTCGGCTTTTCTGGTGCTGGAGCCGGGATACAAGTATCCCAGCGACCTCATTGCCATGATTTACGACGGAAAGAGCAGGCAATACAAGGCGAAAAGCGGTTCTTGGATAGTTCCGGGAAGATGGGAAGACGGCGAGAGATACATTCGAAGGTCCAGCGACTTCGCAAAGTTGGTGGAAATGATTCGCAAGGATGACCGCAAGACGGTAGATGAGTTCACCAAGAATACATCCACATCCTCGCAGTTGAGAAAGACCGAGTACCCGAGCATTGAAAGCCTGATTGTCGCTTTGTGGGAGAAAGTCGTTGAGAAGCGAGACGATGCCGCAAAAGAGTTGCAGGCTAAAAGAGAAGCGGTAAAGGCTAAATACCCGCTGGAGGAACCTGTAAATGTCGAGTTGCAGCAGCGGGATAATCTCATCGAGGGCGGGACTGAAGGAGTACGCCCTAAGAGCAAACGGACACCCCGTTCTAGAAATAAACATAGCGGATGAGCAACTGGAAGACCGCATCAACGATGCGTTACAGTACTTTTCCGAGTATCACTTTGACGGGGTTGAAAAGGTTTACCTGAAGTACAAGTTGTCCCAACAGGACATTGACAATGGGTACATCTCCTTTGTTGCGGACAACAATCAAACAGAGAACGCAGATGGGCATGGATTTGACCCTGCGGAAGCCAGTCAAACTGCGATTGACCCAGATTGCACAGGTGATAGTGTCCTTCTTGAAAACCTTATCGTCAGCGTGACGAGAATTTTCCAGTTCACCCAACAGACGGTGGGCATGTTTGATGTGCGTTACCAGTACGCCTTGAATGACCTCTACACCTTTGGCACGATTGACCTCGTCCAGTACGACATGACGCAGCAGTACCTTTCGCTTCTACGGCAGTTTCTGTCTCCCGACAAGAGCATTCGCTTCAATCGCGTGGCGAACAAGTTGTACATTGATTCGGACAAGAGACAATTGTCCCCCGGAATGTACCTTATCATTGAGGCATATCGCATTCTTGACCCCCGCGTTTACCCTGAAATCTACAACGACATGCTTCTCAAGAAGTATTGCATCGCCCTCGTCCGCTGGCAGTGGGGAGTGAATCTCGCCAAGTACTCCGGCATCAAGTTGCCCGGCGACATCACCCTTGACGGCATGACAATGATGAAGGACGCATGGGCACAGAAGGAAGAGATAGAGAAGGAAATCAGGCTCAAGGGCGAGTTGCCCATTGACTTCATAATGGGATGATACATGGCACTGAATCCATACATCCGCACCGTAAGCCAGACATACCAGCCCGAACGAAACCTTGTGGACGACCTGACGGTTGAAGCCATCAAGATTTACGGGCAGGAAGTCTATTACATTCCGCGAAACATCGTGAGCAAGGACGACCTCTTCGGTGAGTCTCGCTACTCACGATTCAATACCTTCAAGATGATTGAGATGTACATGGACAGCACCACCGCCTTTGAGGGTGGTGATACATTCACGAAGTTTGGATTTGAGATTCGCGACAGCGTGAAGTTCACCGTTTCCCGACGCAGGTTCAAGAGAGAAACAGGAATGGACAGACCGCTTGAGGGTGATTTGCTGTTCCTGCCCTTGAGCAAGGGATTGTTTGAAATCAAGTTCGTAGAACATGAAAACCCTTTCTATCAATTGGGCAAGTTGTATTCTTATCAGATGACTTGCGAACTGTTCCAGTTCTCCGAAGAGGACTTCAATACTGGCGTTCCGGAAGTGGATGCGGTCAACGACGAGACAGGATACAAAATCAATCTCAACCTGGGGGTGTTGTATGGAGGAGGAACTTTTGCAAAAGGCGACCTCGTATGTCAATACGAGGATGGCTCACCTACAGGATCGGTTGCGGACGCATCTGCAAGGGCGGTGGTCTACTCATATGACTCCGGAAGTGCTCCGAAAGTCCTATCTCTCACCAATGTTACTGGTACTTGGATTGAAGAGACGGAAGACGGACTCACCGCATATGTGACGAAGACCAACAATAGTTCATACGCCGAGATATCAACCAAGACAGACAGAATGGGTATTCTTGACGAGGCGAAGAACAGTTCCATTGAAGAAGAAGCCGATGAGTACTTGAACTTTGACGAAGCCAATCCCTTTGGAGACCCCTGATGCTGCAATACTACTATCACGGGACCATTCGTCGGGTCATAGTCGCTTTCGCGTCCATGTTCAACAACATCCATGTGTCACGAAAGGATGCCAATGGCGGGAATGAGATAGAGAGAATCAAGGTTCCGATTGCATACGGTCCCCGACAGAAGTTTCTCAAGCGGCTTGAAAGAATTGGGACAAGTTTTGACCAACAGGCTGTTCGTCTTGAGAATTATCTGCCCAGAATCGCTTTTGAAATCGGCAATCTCCAGTACGATTCATCCCGTAAGTTGAATAGCATCCAGCAGACGGTCGGCTATTATGACAGGGAAAATCTGCGTTCCAGATACGAGAGGGTTCCTTACAACCTCTTCATAAACTTGAGCGTGATGGCAAAATCAATGGAGGACAACCTCCAGATTGTGGAGCAGATTGTTCCGTACTTCACGCCGGAGTATGTGTTTACCCTGAAGTTGATAGAGGGTATTGATGATGATGTTGATATTCCGGTCGTATTGACCAGCGTCAATCTCACGGAGGGAGACGATGGATCGTATGGTGACTATGCACAGAGAAAAGTGAACTTCGCCGTGTTCCAGTTCACCGCCAAGATATACCTATATGGTCCAGTCAACAAGAAGCCGGTGATCACGCAAGCGGACATCAACATCTTTGATGGTGATGACTTCGGCAGCGAAAGAACCTCAATACCGAGATTTACAAGAATGACATTGACTGCCGATGCCGATGTGACAGCAGGTTCTTACAATCCGTCTCTGACTGGAAACGCAGGACAAGTGAACATAAACATACTGGAGTATCCGCCGGAGATTGACGGCATAACCGGTCCTTAAAAGGAATTATCGTCATGGGAAATGTGGATGAGAACATTGCGAATAGTCTTGGAATAGAACCGACGAAAGACATCGTTCCTGCTCCGGTGAGTGTTCCTGCCGTTGTCCGTGAGTATGACAAGGGTGACTCGGACAAGGACTATGCCGAAGTCCGCACAAACCTGAAGTGTATCATTGAGAAGTCGCAGGAGGCGATTGAGGGCATCATTGAGTTGGCGCAGGACAGCCAGCAGCCCCGTGCATATGAGGTGGTAGCCCAACTCATCCAGTCCTCGCTGGAGGCGAACACCAAGTTGATGGACCTGCATCGCCGCATGAAGGACATCAAGAAGGAAGAAGTCAAGAACAACACCACGAATGTGACCAACAACTCCATCTATGTCGGCAGCACGGCGGAGTTGCAGAAGTTGTTGAAGAAGCAGAGGAAAGCCCTTGACAGCGGCGAGGTGATTGACGCACAGGGCGAGGAAACGAATGGCTGATCACAATACTTATTTGGGCAATCCTCTCCTCAAGGGGAGCAATGTATCAATCCAGTTCACGAAGGAGCAATTGGAGGAATACATCAAGTGCTCCGAGGATCCGATTTACTTCGCCGAAAACTACATGAAGATCGTCACGGTGGACGAGGGTCTTGTCCAGATCAAGTTGTATGACTTCCAGAAGGAAATGATGCGATCGGTTTACGACAATCGTTTCACCATCTGCAAGATTCCCCGCCAGAGCGGCAAGACCACCATCATGTTGGCGTGCATCCTGCACCTTGTCCTTTTCACGCAGAATTACCGTGCCGCCATCCTGGCGAACAAGTTGAAGACGGCTACAGGCATCATGGACCGCCTCAAGGTCGCCTATGAAAACCTTCCCAAGTGGCTCCAGCAGGGCATCGTGGAGTGGAACAAGACCAGCGTCCAGTTAGAGAACGGGTCCAGCATCGTCTGCTCGTCAACCTCCTCCAGTGCCGTCCGTGGCTCGTCCTACAACTTCCTGCTTCTTGACGAGTTTGCCTTCGTTCCTGACCAGATAGCGGAAGAGTTCTTTTCGTCGGTATATCCTACCATCACCTCCGGTCAGACATCCAAGACGGTGATCGTGTCTACCCCGAACGGGCTGAACATGTTCTACAAGATGTGGATGAATGCAAAGAACAAGAAATCCGAGTTCGTTCCCATAGAAGCATTCTGGTGGCAGGTTCCCGGTCGGGACGATAAGTTCAAGGAAACGACAATCCGGAATACTTCCGAGCGTCAATGGATCGCCGAATATGAATGTCAGTTCTTGGGGTCACAGGAAACGCTCATCAAGGCATCAAAGATAGCCACACTGGTTTTTGCCACACCTGTACAAGAAAATGAGGAAGGACTGTCCATCTATGAAAATCCAATACCTGGAAATCTTTATGTGGCTTGTGTGGATACCAGCCGTGCGGTAGGATTAGATTATAGTGCCATAACGGTCGTTGATGTCACCTCAATGCCGTATAAGGTTGTAGCCACATACCGAAATAATACAATTCCGGTTCCCGTTTTCCCGAATTTGATATGGAATCTGCTGAACAAGTACAACGAAGCATATGTTTTGATAGAAATCAATGACTCCGGACAACAGGTAGCGGATATTCTCTATGATGATCTGGAATACGAAAACATCATTGACATCACCGTAAAGGGTCACAAGGGTCAGAGAGTCGCTACGGGGTTTGGCGGTCAGAGACTGTACAGCGGCATCAAGATGAGCACACAGGTCAAGAGAATAGGCTGTGCGACCCTCAAGGAGATGATTGAGTCGGACAAGATCATCCTGAACGACTTTGATCTCGTCGCCGAATTGAGTACTTACATCTCAAAGGGAAACTCATACGAAGCCAGCGAGGGCTATCATGATGACCTCGTAGCGACACTAGTCATGTTCTGTTGGCTTACGACGCAGAGTTTCTTCCGTGAAATGGTTAGTTTGGATGTAAGAAGGAAGGTTTTTGAGGAAAAGTTGAGGAAACTGGAGGAGGAGTTGACTCCTTTCGGGTTTGTATCATCCGATGCCGATGAAGAGATGGAAGAAGCAGCCAGAATGCTTGCCGAAGAGCAAGAAAAGAAAAAGACCAGTAAAAAAGATAGGTCGTGGATGTCGGACGCAGATGAAATACTCTGAAAATGGCAAACGATAAATAACCTGCGTATCACTATCCATTCAAGGAGATTGAAATGGCGTTCCAACTTTCACCCGGCGTAAATGTCACCGAAAAAGACCTGACAACAATCGTTCCCGCAGTCGCTACGACGAATGCAGGCATCGTGGGACTCTTCAAGTGGGGTCCGTGCAACAAGAGAGTCCTCGTTGACTCGGAAAACAATCTCGTCGCCCTGTTCGGAACCCCCGACAATGATGTCTACGAGTGGTGGTTCCCGGCGGCCAACTTCCTCGGGTACGGCAACAACCTTCAGGTTGTGCGTGCCAAGGTTGCCGGAATGAGAAATGCCAATCCCCTTGGTTTCACCGGTGCTGGTTCCACTTTCGGTGCCTTGATTGAGAATGATGATTATTACGATGTCGCCAAAGTTGCAAGCGGGGCTGGCGATACTCTGGTAAACATTGCAACCACGATGGGCGGATTTGCCGCTCGCCATCCCGGTGCCTTGGGCAACAGCCTTCAGGTGCAGATTTGCGGTTCATATCCAGTATCTCTCACGGCACAAAACGGAGGATACACGGCAGACGGTGTCAACTTTGATACTTGGACTTACGAGGACCAGTTCAATGGTGCTCCAAATACATCAAGTGTCATCGACGGATTGATTGGCAGCAGCGGAAATGATGAATTCCACGCTGTCGTGGTTGATGCCAAGGGTCTTTTCACCGGAACTCCGGGTACTCTCCTTGAGAAGTTTGATTCGCTCTCGTTCATTGAAAACATCATCGGCGGCAATGGCTCGTCGGTCAATTACCGTGATGTAATCAATGCACAGTCCAAGTACATCTTTGCAACCAACACAGTTCTTTATGCTGACATTTTCTCCGGTGCGACTTATGGTGCGACCGGTGCTTTCAGTGCCAGACCCGCCGGTTCTTTGACTGGTGATACTGAGACATTTGACGGGATTACAGCAAACACCTCTTTCGGTGTCATGGTCTACAACTTCTCGGGTGGAGCAGACGCTCCCAAACCAACTACTGCTGCTGGCTACAAGGCAGTTGGTTTCCGCCAGGATGCTGATGCAGACCCAGAGGGATATCACCTGTTCGGAGACCCCGAGTTGGTTGATGTCAATCTTCTCATCGGTGGACCGGAACACTCAACAGAGGCTTCTGCAACTCTTACGGACACCGTTGGTTTGGAACTCAAGGATATTGCGGACAAGAGAAAGGACTGCGTTGCCTTCCTTTCGGTTCCGAACAAGTATCCTCTTGAAACCGAACAGGTTAAGAAGGACCGTGCGATTGCCTACAGAAACAATATTGGCTCGTCGTCCTATGTGGTCATCGACAGCGGCTACAAGTACCAGTATGACATCTACAACGACACCTATCGTTGGGTGCCGCTGTGTGGTGACATCGCCGGTCTCTGTGCCCGCACCGATGTGAACTTTGACCCGTGGTTTTCTCCGGCTGGGTACAATCGCGGTCAGGTCCGTGGCGTGGTCAAGTTGGCTTTCAATCCCCGTCAGGCTTTCCGCGACGAACTCTACCAGAAGAATATCAATCCCGTGGTCACTTTCCCCGGCGAAGGTACGATTCTCTTCGGAGACAAGACCGCTCAAGCGAAGCCCTCGGCGTTTGACCGCATCAATGTCCGCAGACTGTTCATCGTGCTTGAGAAGGCAATCGCCACCGCTTCCAAGTACAGCCTCTTTGAGTTCAACGATTCATTCACCAGAGCACAGTTCCGCTCGCTCATTGACCCCTTCCTCCGTGATGTTCAGGCTCGCCGAGGCATCATTGATTACAAGGTCGTCTGTGACGAGAAGAACAACACTCCGGAAGTCATCGACAGCAACCGATTCGTTGCAGACATCTACATCAAGCCGAATCGCAGCATCAACTTCATCCAGTTGAACTTCGTCGCCACCAAGACCGGCGTGTCGTTCACCGAAGTCGGAGCCTGATTCGTCATGCAGGAAGCCCTCTAAATAGAAAGAAGGAGTTCAGCAAATGTCCACATTCAGCATTGACGCATTCAGAGCAAGTTTCATCAACGGCATCGCCCGCAACAACCTGTTCCTCGTTCAGGGCAACTTCCCCGGATCGGCTAC